ATTGCATCACCAGCTTTTTCTCTAAATGTTCTAGTGTCATCTTGCTCTTGTAAATTTAATGTTTCAAGTGTTTTAGTTCTTTTCTCTGTAGTCTCAATTACTTTTTTGTTTGCCTCTACTAACTCTGCACTTTGTTCTGCTGTTAGATCGCCACCCTTTTGTTGTATTTTGGAATATTTCTCTATGATCTTTTGACTATCTTTTATCTCTACGTTTTGGTCTCTTAATAGTTTCTTTTGTTCTTCTATCTCAGTCTGTGTTAATATAGAAACTTCACCAAACTTATTGACTTGTGCCACTATGTTTTGTGTTCTTAATTGATTGATAGTTTCTTCTGATTGTTTAGCTCTCTCTGTTCTCTCTTGTAAAAATTTATTTAAGTCTTTACTGTATTTACCTAAATCAACACCCATCTTGTTGACTAATCTATCTACCTTTTCTAATCCTTCATTGAATCTGTCTATTGGGCCAGCAGATAAGTCTTCTGTTATCTCTGCTACCATAGTCTGTATAGATGGCACAACTGTTTTTGAAGCAGCCTCTAGTGATCCTCTAACCTGTGAAAATATAGCTTGACCTATGCCAGATACTATCTCAGCAACTTCTTTCTTGCCGCCAGCGAAATTAAATCTTGTATCTGGTAATGCCATTATTTTTTACTTTTACTTGTTCCTGTGTATAAACCAAACCAAGCAGCACCAGCACCAACTACGATACTAATTAAACCACTTTGTTCCATTGTAGGCGCACCTAGGTTCATATACCATATGACACACTTATATAATAAGATTATGTAAACTGTTAAGAACAACCTTGGAAATATTCTCCAAGCATCTACAGCTCTAGCCATATGAATTAATTTTGAGTATGGGTTAACACCTAAATCTTTTATAGATGTATCTACCTCTAAATCTACTTGAATTTTTTGTTTTGGTTCTGCAACCTTTATATCATCAGCCATTATTTGTCTCGCCTTCTCCGTTCGTTTTCTTCTTTTATATAGCTGGTTAACATACCAACATATATTTCTTTTTCCCACGGCATTAGATTATCTAACTCCGTCAATGAATATTTATGATGTTGCATAAGGGCAAAATTGGTTTCATAATAGGCCTGTAGGCTATTGTGGGACAGGCTTATTGAAAAAAATCTTGTAATCCCTTAAAGGTTACTGTACTTTTTATACCCGTTTTAGGATTAGTAACCTCAACTTCATGTCTTAATTGTGGCATTGTATCAAAGAATTTCTTAATCTTTAAAAATGCTTGTTGTGATAAACCTTCTAAAAATTCAACTAGTTCTTTCTTTGTACTATCTTTCGCAGGATAAGTTTTATCACCCTCATAGATGTGGTCAATACAACTAGCGACTACGTTAAACATAGTTTCTACGTTCTCTTTGTTCACATCAAAACCAGCCTTGGTTATACCTAGCGATGGATAGTTTAATACTAAACCTAGTTTTCTTTCTTCGTCAATAACAACTTTGTTACTGTGGTCATCATCTACTTGTACTTGTACAGCAGATAAATCTAATTCTACATCAGCGGCTGTCTGTTTATCATCTGGACAGATCACTTTAAATTTAGCAACTTCACCTACTGACTTACTTCTTATTTGTAATAACAAATATTCTATATCAAACATAGGTAATGATTCTATATCAAGCTTTTCATATGTACAAGCTTTCAATATGTCTTTTGTTGCAGTTACTATTTCGTTGTTGTCTTTTGTTTCCATAGCCATTAGAAGTATTTTCTCTTCCTTAACTACAAAAGGTCTAAACTGTACTTGTACATCACTTGATGGTAAAGTCAATTCATATCTTGGGTTTTCAATTATTGGTAACGCCATTATGTCTCCTTATTATATTAAATATTTAACGGTGGTATTCTAAATGGTGGGAATACTCTACCACCAGTTACTCTGCCTATTGGTGCCTTTTTTCTCAATTCATTCAATACGTCACGTCCTGCTCTTCTTATCTCTGGTGGTAACATACTAATTAGTCCACCAAATATACCACCAGCTCTTTTGACTGTTGGTTGTTTAAAATCACTTTGTCCTAAATCTATTGTACCATTTCTGTCTATGAAATAGTTAACCCAGTTTCTAAATGAAAATGTAACAGTAAATGTTTGTATTGTGTTGGCATCATGGCTAAATGATACTTCACTTATTGTTTTTGGATATGCACCCATTAGTCTAACTGCATAGGTAACATCATCTCTTTCATCTCTACTAGCAAAACTACCTAACGCCATAATGTCTATTGGCGCAACATAGTTGTCATAGTAATTAAAATTGTGTGTAGTGTTACTAAATGCTGCCTTTTGCCATATCTCAAAGAAAGTTCTTTCTCTCATAAACTTGTCTGTATAAAATGTAGCTGTAATGTCACCAGAAGTATAATCATAAACAAAACTTCTTGTTGGTCCATTATGTTTAATTTCTTTTTGTACAGCTTCTCTATTTGGCATAGATATTTCACTACAAAATGCTTGTACTCGTCTATGTGTATTATCTACTCTCATTGTATTTACTTGAGCCTCTGATGAGAAACCTTGCATCTCATCTTGGTTAGTGTTACCACCATCCGAAACAGCACCTTTTGGTAAACCAAACTCTACATAGAACCTAGCTTTTCTTTGAAAGCCTTCAGCCTCATTGACCATGGCTTGAAATCTACCCATTGTAGTTTCAGGATTACCACCAGCCTTTTGTCTTAAACGTGGATCAGATTGTACGTCATCAAGCGACCTATCTCTAGGTAAACCTATTCGTATATCATATCCACCAATTCTTTTTCCGCCTCTTAATATTGCCATTAGTATGGACTTCCTTTTTTAAATTGTTGTACAGGCAGCATTACTGCCAACGCTGCTTCATCAAAATCAACTCTTAAAAAACTTGATCTTACATGACTATACAAGTATTTCTTAATTGTATTTCTCGCAATACTAACATTCTTAATACCATCGTAGGTAGCATCAATTCTTGTTGTTGACTTCATACCACCAGAGGCATATCTTTGTAAATTGTTCAATAAACTAATTCGTTGAACAGGTCTTATGTAATGAAAGTTCATTCCCATAAATCCACCTGGAATTGTTTCCAAAGGTAGAACAAGTGGGAACCTATCATACAAAGGTAATACTCTTTTATATTTAGGGTCATAAAAGAAGAAATTCAGTCTTCCTTTACTAGGAATACCGTTTAATTTGCCTGATCTCATTAGTTTAGCCGCTGTTATACTATCAGATAGTGTCGCAACGTTTTTTCTATACCAGTCAACACTTTTTCTAATGCCGCCTTGAGATACTTTGATAGGGTCTAGGATACTTATTGCCATATGCTAATATTTATATAAAAAAAAGGCGGCCTTTCAGCCGCCCTTTCAAAGTTATTGATGTGAGAGAGAATTACTCCTCTTCAGCCAATTTACTAAAGTAAGATAACGTATCGTCATCATCACTAGCTGCTTTTGGAGCAACATCAGTACTTTTCGCAACACTACCACTTTGAGGCGGGAGGTCTGTTTTATCAGCAGTTGTTGCGCTTCGTACACCTGTAATCGTCCTATTCAGTTTCTCTTTGAGTTCGTCATAGGTTTTAAAATTATCGGGTGCAAGAAATGGTTTAAGAGGGTGTTGAGAAGACCACAATGTTTTAATATCTTCATCACTCTCTTTAATTTGTGATACGCCCTCAAACTCGGACTTATCATAGTTCCAGTAACCGTCAACTTTTCTGATTTTTAGTTTAAAGTTTGCACCTTTCCAAAAATCAAATGGATTGATTGGTTTCTCATCTTCAAACGCTGGTTGCATTGACTCTGTAATCTTATCAAAAATCTTTTTACCGAATTTAAATAAGAAAGTCTTACCTTCGTTCTCTGGATGCTTAGGATCAGATACCACTAGAATATTTGAGTAGTAAGATAATTTTCTTTTTCTCTTTCTAGCAATTTCTTTATCACTATCTAAACCAGTATTCCATAGTCTAGTGTTTTCTTCTGACACAGGGTCTTTGTGACCTAATGTAGTTAGTGAGTTCTCAATATACCAACCACCTACATCTTGGAATGCATGTGACCATACTCTTTGCCAAGGTAAGTCTTCACCTTCTGGCGCTGGTAAAAATCTAATTACAGCAAAACCATTTCCAGTTTTATCTAGTTCTGGTTTCCAGAATCTGTCGTCTTGGTATTTTGATTTGTTATTTTGTTTGTCCTCAGGATTGAGGTTAGCCTCTATGGCTTTCGTAAGTTTGTCAAAGTTACTTGACGATTGTTTTAATGTATCAAAGTCCATTATATTTTCTCCTTGTATATATTTTCGTATTGTTGTTTTTGTGTTACCTGTATAATCGGTATCATAGTTATTTATAAGACTTCTCCTGTTGTTTTACCCATTTTGCTAATTCTTTTTTATTGGGTTTAGGTAAAGTCTTATCAATTCTGTATTTCTTATAACGCTCACACCAGTCCACTATTGTATCTAATAATCTATAAATTATTCTATCAAACATATTGTCCTTAGTATAACACATTATGAGCCATTTGTCAACCCTGAAACACAATTAAATCTCTTGTTTAATTCATCAAAGTTTATATAATCTAAATTCTTATTAGTCCACTGTGGTACTGTACTATTTACAGGATCACTACCTGATATACCCTTTGGATTGACCTTAATAAATTTCACTTTAGGAAACTCATTCATTAGTTCTTGCCATTGATTAACCCAATTTACATCTGGTATAGGACTATTCTTCTCGTTGGCGTAGTTTGATGTTGACTTATACATATTGTTGACATGATTATCAAAGCTTTTCAAGTCATGTCCAATTAGATACATTTCTTCCATATCTTCATTTTGATTACATGCAACAAAACCAGCAGTTGAACCAGCTGCCCAACCTCTATCTTTATTATCTTTTAAATCTTTTAATGTGTGTGCTTTATCATTTGGATTGACCCAACTGACATAACAACCAGTGTGATTAATTTGTTTCTTTTCTATTTGTTCACCCCCAGCAATTCTTCTTATAATACTTGCTTGACCTGATATAGCAGAACCATGAAAAACAAACTCTTGTCTATCTTCTCTTTTATTTTCATGCATCTTAAAATTTTTTTTAGCAATTTCTATTTCATTTGGAGTTAAATTAGCATAGACAATACTATTATATACCATACCAGGAACAGCGTTCCAATCTCTAAACCATGTTTCATTGATGTCAGCATAACCACTTTGGTATACTTCGTGCATCATTGGACCATCAACAGAAATTAATACATCTGGTGTAAAGTCTCTATATAATCCATTACAACCATATATCTTTCCATGTTCTTTTAATTTTAATAAATCTACTGGTGATCTACTTTGACCATTCCCTATACAAAATACTGTTTTAGCCATTAACAAATACCTCTTTCATAATTAATTTACATTCTGTTACATTAAAATTTATAAACGGTCTCACTCTGGTAACCTTAAGTGAGATTTCAGGCCATACAACTTTCTCGGTAATTTCTTTATCCCAATTTTTAGTAAAGTTAAGAAAGTGATTAAGCACGACCGCGGT